ATGAAATACTCTTCAATTTCTGGAAAATTATATTCTTGTTCTTGTCCAAATGCTCTGGACATCAGATTTAAATTTCTAAATCCATTCTCATCACCATTGACCTTTTTTTCTTGACGCACATGCTTCATTTTCATTGGGTCAATATATCTTAGTTCCTGAATCCCTGCTTCAGGATTTTTTTGATCAATAACCTTTAGATAAAATACTCTTCCATCTATATACCAATTTCTAAAGATTTCATGGCACTTTTTATCAAAGTCCATGATTTCTTTGATATATTTAAATTCTGCTCTTATTACATCTTTTAAACGATCACTTGCATTTAAGTTTGATAGTTCAATTTCTACTGGAGAATCATAAAGATCACTTACAATTGCTTCATTTACAATACTTTCAATAGCATTATCACATTCTGGATGAAGCGACATCTCACGATAACGACGAATTAAATCATATTCGGTTCTATAGACACCTTCAATATCTACATATTGACCGTAAAAACCCGACTGAATAAAATAGTCAACCCCGTCCTCATTGTTAGGAGGAACGGGGGAAACTACAGATTTGGGTTTTTGAACATTATCTTCAATCGAAAAACCAAAAAGTTTCGCCATTTTATAAATTTAAACTGCTTGTATGTTATATTTAGTTGATATCTTGTCCACCAGCTGCAGGAGAAGTTCCCTTAACTGCTTCCCACCAAAGGATTTGGAATTCACAAGTAAATTCTTGAATGTTTGGTGTATTGTAATCAAGAGTGATTGCATTGAGAGATGTTGGAAAAATATCATAGAAATGATATGCTCTCAAAGTAGTACCATCACGATCAAGTTGATAAACAAAAGCATCTGCAGTATATGCAGTTGGATCAGTAACACCAGTATTATCAGAAACTCTGTTAATTGTGTTCATCCAATTTTCAAGTGCTGAACGAATTGCAAAATCTGTATCGTTTAAAATAGTAACAGTCCAACTTTCAAAAGTTCTATCTCCAGCAACCTTAAGAGTTCTTCCTCTAAAGGGTACATCAAGAGTAGCGACATTGGATGCTGGAAGGTTAGCACCTTTTACCAAAAATCTTGCCTTATCAAGAACATTGGTATCTGCTGGTGCAATATCTGGGAATGATAAAACTACTTCAAATAGATTGGAGCGAGCACCACCACCGGTTAATTTACTTTTGAAGTCAGTAATCTTCCTTAAGGGAGGTGGATTTAGTTGTTGTCTGGTTGCCATAGTTTTTTAAACCTCTAAATTAAAAGTTTCCGATTACTTCTTCAAAATCAACACCAGTCTTGGTGGCAATAAAGTTCAGTCCAATGAAGTTAATTGATCTTGCTGGTTTGATGTAGATATCAGCAACAAATTCATTATTATCTATCACTGCAGCAGTGTTATTTGTTTCATCACAAATAACAACGTAATCAAAGATTCCTCTCTTAGCTTGAACATCACGAAGGAAAGGTTCGATGGTATTTACAAAGTTTGTTCTGGTAATTTCATCATTAAATTCAAAGAGAGCGTCTTTTGCTGCTTGAGAAATTGCATTCTCAAGATAGACAAACAGACGACGAACATTGATTCTATCAAACGCTGATGCCTTAGCAAGTCCAGTCTTATCTCCAAAGAGAATGATTCCAGCTCCTGGTGAAAATACTACAGGATTGATTCTACTTGAATAGAGTCTGTCTCTCTGTGATTTTGTTGGATTATATGCCAACTTAACAGCATTTAAAATTGCACCTCTAGTTGTTCCTGCTGGTGAATACCATGGAAAATTATTAATGTCATTGCGGGCACAAAGACCTGCCATGTCTCCATTTAGAGGAACATATCTAAATGTATTTGAGAATCTGTCATACATGTATTTGTATCCACTATCAAATACTGCATATGATGACGAACTCACTGGAGCGTAGAAACTGATTACATTATCAGTAATATCTGCAGCAGAGTTTACATTTACTGCAGTCTGTGATGATGTATCTGTTAAAGCAGCACCTCTATATGGAGAAATAAATGCAATTGCATCTTTTCTCAGTTCAGCAACAGAAATTAGTTTATTTGCAAGTGCCTGTGCTGTTGAAATATCATAAGCAGCAGAACCCATCAATAAGAAATCTACATTATAATTGTCTGTAGATTCAAATAAATCATAACCATCTGATAATTCTGCAAGTGAAGCAGTAAGAGCACCAGAAGAAGCAATATCTGTACCACCATCATAATTTTTACCACCTGTTAAGGTGTTTGTTGAAGATCCAGTTGCTGCAAAAATGATTCCATCTGTATCTTGATCCCAACCAACGTCCGATGCAAGAGTAAAACCTGAACTATAACCTGTTGTTACAATTCCTGCTGGAGCACCTAAACCAAAGATGTATTCGGAATTATTAACAAGATACTTTCTCCAATAGGATGGATTTCCTACAGAAAATTCAGCATCTTTTGCTTTTGAAAGACTTAAATGCTTTTCAAGAACAGTTCCAGCATTTCCAGTAATTGATCCTAAAGCATCTACAACAACAACGTGAACTTCATCAAATCTTGAATTCCTTGCTGCAGCATATGCTGACGTTCCAGGTCTTGGTGCAAGATTATTCCAGTTAACTGTTGATGAAGTTGTCAGTCCAATAGTTTGTTGATCAAACCAATCAAGTCTAGATGTATAAGATCTTGATACGAAAGATGTTGATTGACCACTAGTATGAATCGCAACAGATCCAGAACTAGAGAAAGCATAAACCCCAGATTGTTGATAATCTACTTTAGTTTCAGTTCCAGCAGCAGAAACGTGACTTAAAACTTTTACCCCAAATGTTCCAGAACCAATTTCTGTAATGATACCTTTAAGGTAACCATCAAGTGTTGAAGTTGATCCATTACCAGGAAGTGTTGATGAAATTGCTTGAGTTACTCCATATCCAACTGCAACTGATGTTGTGGTAATTCCATTTAAAATTTGATCTGCTTTAGAGTCAATAATTGCAACCTTAACTCCATTTGACCAGGATCCTGGATTTCTGGCAGCAACTACAACATTTGCTAGAGTATTTTCATCATATCCTAAAGCATTGTAGTGATCTAAACCTTTAATTTTTACACTTGAAGCAGTTCCTACAAATCCATTTCTTAAATCTGCATCATCTGCTCTTACAACTCTGAGAGATCCACCATATGCAAGATAAGATGAGGCAGATAACCAATGCTCATAATGCTTATCTGTTGCCGATGGCGCTCCAAAATTAACTAACAGATCATTTTCATTTTCAACTAATGTTGGTTCATCTACAGGACCTTTAGCAAAAGGTGCTACAATTGCTCCAACTTTATTTGATGATGGGGAAACTCTTCCTAGTGTTAAATCAATTTCCTTTACTACAATTCCAGGAGATGCTAAATTTAGCGGCATCTTTATTCTCCTACAAGTCCAGAATTATTCTAAAAATATTTATGAAAAAGGTTATTTTCAATGGGGAAACGCTGCATGAACATTACCAGTCAGGATAATCCCATTCTGTAGAATATGTTTTCTTTTTTCTAGACTCTTGAATTCTTTTTATAGTACATTCTTTACATTCATATGAATATGATGAAGAAATAGTATTATTTTTACGAATCTTATAGAAACTATCAATTAAATTTTTTCTTATCTTACATGATCTACATTTTCTTTCAGTTAAAAATAAATGCTCTATTTCAAACTGATCGTCTAAGTCCATTTATCTATATTCCCACATATATGAGCGATCACCATACTCATCTACATTCCATACTTCCATAGCATTATTTTCTTTTTTAGATCCAGCAAATATCCATCTATCTCCAGTTTCTTCATCAATGGTTACACTAAAATCATCTAGTCCATCAGAAATAAATCCGAATGGTGACATATCTTGCTCTATTTGATTTTTTTGTTCTTCATAAATTCTTTTACGAACATCATTGTCCGTCATTTCTTTAAAATATGATTGAGCAACTAACCAGGAAAAAATAACAAGACACATTGCTAAATCGTCGTTGCAACCTTCTTCTGCTTCAAAGGAATTATGCTTTTGAGCAAACGTCGTAAGTTCGCTGATGATATCATAATCAATAGTTAATAACTTATCATCTTCAAGTAAAGTTTTAAGATTAGAACATCCTAATTTTTTGACAGCGGCGGTCATACGAACACCAAGTTGGGATTTTTTACCGCTAAATCCAGAACCAACAATTTGACCTGCACGACCTTTCATTGCACACATAAGAACATTGTCATACTCAAGATCAAAGTGTAGAATATTTGCCACTTGATCTCCAATATCATTAACTTCAATAAGTAACCAAGCATTATTATAACCTTTTGCTACTTCATGTATAATACTTGGAAATAGCATCGGTTTAATTTCATTGTTTCTATACTTTGCAACTACTTTATATGGAAAATTTGTAATATCAAAAACAACAAATGCTGAGTAATCATTTCCTATTCCACGAGCAACGTCAACCGTCATCAGATAATTATTTTCTTCTTTTGGATGCTCATAAACATCCAATCCAGCATTTCTTTTTATTGGGTCCTCATATACAAGGTTTCTAAGTTTTGATGGGTTAATCAGTGTATTAACAGATCCTAAAAATTCGCATTCAAATTCTGTTTTGAATTGTTGTTCTGAAGTGTTTGCAATCGTCTGTTCCTTCCACGCTGCGTCTCTACCAGGCACTTCGGACCAATGCACATCTGTAGGCACATATTCGTTCTTGCCCCTCTCAGCGTCATGCCACATGCGGTAGAAGTGGTTCATACCACGTGGCGTAGATACAATAATTACCTTCGTGCTTTGTCCAGAAGAAATAGTAGGATAAACAGAGGCAAAGAAGTCATCAGCAATGTGATTCGGGATGAAAGCGAACTCGTCAAGAAAGATGACATTATAGGATCCGCCTCGGACAGCAGATGAAGAAGTAGAATTTGATGAAATTTTTGATCCATTTTCTAACTCTAAAGAACCTCTATTCCAAGATATAATACCTTGCTGCATCCACTTAGGTAAATTCTCATAAGCAAGTTGTAATCTTCCAAGCAGATCTCTAGCAGTAGATGCTTTGTTTGCTAGAATAGCTATATTTACATTATCGTTAAATACTGCATAATGTAACAAATATGAAACACAAGTAGTTGATTTACCCGTCTGGCGGGGCATCTTGCAGATATTAAATCTGTTCTTATGGAAATTATGAATTAACTTTTCTTGAAATGGATACATGTCAAAAGGAACTAGTCCATGATCAAGAGAAACAATTTTAATATAATTTTTTGCAAAATAGACAGGATCTTCTTTACATTTTAAGAATTCTATAATTTGTTCTTCTGTAAATTCAATAGTTGTATTCGCTTTTTTGAGCAGAGGATTGCCCAAATAGACATCATTAGACATAAAAATTACCTACTAATTTCTTCCCAGTCCAATGAAGCAAAAACATCAGCACCAGCAGTATCAGATGCAACTACCAGAGTTAATTCATAAGGTGTTCCAGTCAATCCATTTCGTTCCAACTGAAACTTAAATAGTGCTTCTTTTAAGATATCAACACTTGCAGAAGATTGATTTGATGATGTGAAGAAACCAGATGCCAAAATTCTTCCACCACTTACAGTTCCTCCATCAATCTTATATTCCACAGCACTATCTGCACCAGCACTGACCCAAGTTCCACCAGTAGTAGTTGCTGATGCTCTCATCTGCCAACTATATTGTGGTCCATTTCCAGTTCCCATTAATGAAAGGGCAGTCAGAATTACAATCGCATCTAATCTATTTGGAGAAGATTTGAGACGAATAGAAATAACAGGATAATAAGTGC